CCGGCACTGCAGTTCGCGAACGGGCGCGCGTGGCAGCAGGGGCTTGGATCGGGCAGCCCGCAATCGTTCCTCACCGTGTCGCGCGCGTCGACGGCGTATGAGGATGACAATTCCGGCACTTGGTATCCGTTCACATCGGGACAACTGCGGGTCACGAACAAGGGCGCGCTGATCGAGGAGTCGCGGACGAACAGCATCCGCAACAACTCGATGCAGGGCGCGGTGGCGGGCACGCCGGGGACGCGGCCGAACTTCTGGCAGGCGCTCACCTTGAGCGGCCTGACACAAACGATCGTCGGGACAGGCACACAAAACGGCATCGACTATATCGACATCCAGATTTCCGGGACGTCAGCCGGAACTGCGATTGGTATAGCGATGGACAACAATACGACCATCGCCGCAACTACCGGGCAAACGTGGACCCAAAGCGTATTCCTTGCGTTGGTGGGCGGGGATTTCACCAACGTCACATCGTTTGTCCAGCGCGTGTCCGAACGAACCAATACCGGGACGCTGGTCCAGAACGACGACGGATCAAATATCGTTTCATCCGTCAATGCGACGTTGACCCGGTTTACCTGGACTCCGACGCTTTCTGGTGGGGCAACGACGGCATTCGCCACGCCAAATCTGACGTTTGTGGTGAACAATACGTCGGCGATCAATTTCACCATCCGCATCGGCTGGCCACAGCTAGAGCTAGGCGCGTTCGCCACGTCTCCGATCCGCACGACCAGCGCAGCGGCGACGCGGGCGGCGGATGTGGTGACGGTGACGACGTTTCCTGTCCTCGGGAAAGCATATTCGCTTTATGTGAACGCCATTCCAACCGCGCCCACGTCTTACGCCAATCAACAGGGTATCGTGACAATCGATGATGGCAGCACCAACAACCGCGTCGGGTTGCGCCGCATTTCGGGCACGGGAAACGCAGGAATACTGATCGTCTTCAGCGGGTCAGCGACGACCGGCACTTCGGTTGCAGTCATCGCTCAGTCTGCGTCGTTCAAGCTTGCCGGCGCATTCGCGGCCGGGGATCAGGCTCTCAGCCTGAACGGCGCGGCGGTCGTCACGGCGGCAGCGGCTTCGCTTCCAGCGGCGCCCACCCAAATAGATGTCGGCGCTGGCGCTCAAACCGCGACGCAGCCATTCGACGGCTACATCACAGAACTCGCCATCTGGGCATCGACGCGCATCAGTAATGCCGGCCTCATCGCGGGGACGACGCCATGATAGACTGTTTCCTCAAGTTCGCTTCGCTCGCAGCTGCGCTCGCGGACGCGCAAGCCCTCGCGCACACGCAGTTGGACGATCAGGGTGTACGCCAGTTCATGGCAGATCACGTCGTGGGGCAGGTGCAGGTGTGGCGCGCCAGCCAGGACGTTGCCGGCACGGATGCAGACGGCAACCCGACCGTGACGCACACGTTTCTGCCGGGGAGGTTTTTCACCGTCTCCGGCGAGAACCTGCCGGCTGCGCTCATCAACCACGCGGCGGTGCAGGTATGCGTTAACCGGGACAAGGCATCGGCGCGCACGTCGGGAATGGTGGTCAAGTCGAACGTATCGCTGGCGTTGCTGCAAGATTTGCGGTTTTCGCCAGTGTGGGAGGGGGCCGACTATCCGTTCGGGGCATGGGTGCCGTGAGGATTATCGCAGTCATCCTTGCGCTGGCGCTCGCCACGCCAGCATCGGCCGAGACGCTGTGGCAGGCCACGAGCGGCGGCGCGACCCCGATCAAACTGACGGCATCGTCGCGTTACGGCGGCGCGGTCTATTCGCTGACCTATGCGGGCGTCCAGTTCATCGACGCGCACGACCACGGCCGCGAGATGCAGACTGCGGTCCAGTGGGATGGTCTGGGCGAGGCGGAAAACCCGACGCAGGCCGGGACTGGCAGCGACGCAGGAATTTCGAGCAGCGTCGTCAAGTCGGCGCACGCGGCCGGCGGCGTCTACAGCGTTGAGACGCAGATGGCGTACTGGCACCCATGGCAGGGGCGCACGCTATCCGACACTCTGGTTGACCAGACTTACACGATGAACTGGCAGGGGTTGCCGAACGTCATCCATGTCGACGTGACGCTGACCTCGCCGCACGCTCACTCCGACATGAGCCTTGAGGCGCTGACGGCGTATCTGCCGGGGAGCTTCAACCGGTTCTACACGATGCAGACCGATGGCTGGCATTTCGTGCCGCAGCCGAACGTTACGCTGGTAGGCGAGTACGTGCCGATCGCGGTGACAAACGGCACCCTGTCGATGGGCGTGCGGTCGACACCCGGCACGACGTACATCATCCGGTATTACACCCCGGAGCACGTCGCCAAGTGGTCCGTCTGGCACGGGGCGAAGCCGTCGCCGGCCGGCAAGACGAGTTACTCGCTTGACATCGCCGTGGGCAACCTTGGGCAAATCCGCCAGTCGTTCAACAAACTGACTGCGATGGGCAAATGAGCGTGATTATAGTTCCGTCGAAAGAGGCCGCGAAAAACCAGCCCACGCCTCGGGTTGAGGTAGCAAATCGCTGTCCCAAATGCGGCGGCACACTGGCGTCAATGGTCGGTGTGGGGTCAACCATGCTAGGATGGCCCGGAAACTGGTATCGGTTTTCCCTTCAATGTCGTTCATGTCAGGTACTGTATGTGCATTCGACGTGGATTGATAAGGCCAACGAACACGCGGCCGGAAGCGGCCGATATTTTGGTTGTCGCCAGTCATGAGCGGCGACCTCCTCGCCGATCTGGAGAACCTGATCGCGGGAATGGACCCGGCGCGGCGGAAGGAACTCGCCCGCATCGCCGAGCACAAGCTCCGTCAGGCGTGGTTGCCCAATCCTGGACCGCAGGCTCAGGCGTACATCAGCAACGCCGACGTGCTCCTGTATGGAGGCGCGGCGGGCGGCGGCAAGACGGAACTGCTCCTCGGGCTGGCGCTGACGACGCAGCGGAGATCGGTGATTTTCAGGCGCGCGTATGTGGACTTGCGCGGCGCGGAGGATCGGTTGATCGAAATCGTCAAAACCCGCGATGGCTACAACGGCCAGGACATGGTCTACAAGTCCAAGGGCCGGATGCTCGAGTTCGGCGCTTTGGACAAGCCCGGCGCGGAATTCACATGGCAGGGCCGCCCGCACGACTTCATCGGGTTTGACGAGGGCGCGCAGTTGTCGGCCGACAAGGTGTCTTACGTGTGCGGCTGGCTGCGGTCGACGGACCCGAAAGTCCGCAAGCGCGTCGTGATCGCCACAAACCCGCCGATGGGCGGTGAGGGCGAATGGCTGATGGAGTGGTTCGCGCCGTGGCTCAACCCGGATTATCCCAATCCGGCGCGTCCGGGCGAGCTTCGCTGGTGCATCACAGTGCAGCAGCGCACGCGCTGGGTGAACGGACCGGGCGCGACTGTGGTTGACGGCGAGAAATATACCCACGAAAGCCGCACGTTCATCCCGGCGAAACTGGACAGCAACCCGTACCTCAAGGACACCGGCTATCGGTCTCGCCTGGAGAACATGCCGGAGCCACTGCGGTCGCAGTTGCTGTATGGCGATTTCCTCGCAGGTCGCGAGGATCACGAGTGGCAGGTCATCCCCACCGCGTGGGTGAAAGCCGCGCAATCCCGCTGGCGGGCTGCGCCCGAGAAGCACCGGACCATGATCGCGCTCGCGATGGACGTGGCAATGGGCGGCTCGGACGACACGACGATTGCCGCCTTGCATGAGGGCGCGTGGTTCGCGCCGATCATCAAGCGCAAGGGCGTGGCGATGGATGATCCGTCGCAGCACGCGGCGTTGCTGGTGCAGACGCGGCGGGACGAGGCTGATATTTCCGTCGACGGAACGGGCGGATGGGGAACGGGCGTCGTGTCGCACCTGAAGCACCAGCATGGCATCAGCGCAGCGGCGCTCGTGTTCAGCCGGAAGTCGGAGCACAAGGCGAAGGACGGCAAGCTCGGGTTTCGAAACCTGCGGGCAGAGATGTATTGGCGGTTTCGCGAGGCGCTCAA